CTCTGCAGGGCGCAGTTCCCCCTTCAAACAGACTTTTGTCATCGTTTGGTATGCTATCCCATTTTGGATATGGTCCATGATGAGAAAGGCACGCTCCTTAAAATCAATCGCTGCTGGTGTACTTTTCAATTCCCATCGCTGTGTTGTCTTGTTAAAATTAAAAAACTCTTTCTTCTTGCAGACTCTGTGTTTGTCAAGAAAATATGGACCTGCTGATGTATCAAGATCCATACGATTAGTTTTTCCATAGAGGGGATGTCCTTCTTCATATCCGTTAACAGCCTGATCGAATGTTGGCATCTTCGGATAGGAAGTATACAATGTTGTATATTTATCCTCCAGAAAAGACATAATCTTCCACATGTGTTCATTGTCTGGTGCCGGTAGTTCATCTCCATAAGGGGAAAACTGAGTACAGAGAATATCCGGTCTTCCTTCCTTGACTACACATTTTGATGTGTCGATCTTGTACGATGTCGACGTTGGTATCATTCCAGAATCTGATTGAAATGTATTAACGACTTCTTCTTGAAATCCTGTTGAGACACGATTTGGTTCAAGTCCTTCCACATAGATGGACTGTACTTTTCCGATCTCTTTAATTTTGGAATTGAAGACTGACTCGATGGGTTGTGCCTTTGCTATTTGCTCATCAACGTAATAATCAAGAAGTTGTGATCCCTTGATTCCGTATGCATCGATAAAAGCCAGAGAACTTCCCATTTTTGATTGATGTACATCGAATTTCTTTCCCTCAAACCAACCAGTATTAAAAGTAGTCGCAAAAGGATATTCCGATCGTCGCAGTCCGACATGCATAGCCAAAATCCGAGTGTGTTGTTGTTGTCCATTAGTGCTACGGAGGATATAGAATGAACCACAATCGCCGTCAGCTGTAGGATGGGGTTCAGCTGAAGAAAAGGTTGCTGTAACTCCATTACCACGTACTCCAGTATTCGTAAGTGTAGACCAATATAAAGGGGAGTTTTCAAGGAAGTCTAGGCAACATGATTCAAGAATAGGTGTATCACGGTACTTTACTAAATAAGCCTGATATGATCTCCCTGAGCTCAAGTGTTCATTTGAGATGAAGAAGCGACGAATATCTTTGGCTGGAGGAAAATTTACGTCTTGAACCTTAAACAACATTTGATCCATACTAGGCGCATACGATATTGGACGTGCTGTATACTCCTTTCCATCCTTTTCAATTTGAAATTCATATGAGTCAAGAAAAGCATGAAGAGAACCTTCATGTTTGCGAACATAAAATTCGGTTGCAGCAAAATGAGCATTTGTGAGTCCGATATTATTATAGAGCATATGACCAACGAGAGATCCGGCCCCAATCATGCGGACTGCGTTGTTTTTAATAGCATCAACCACAGTATCTATCGAAGGAAGATTTTGATTAATTTTCGTAGCAAACATCTGCGGATGGGTTGCATTCCATTCTGCGAAATCAGCATCATATCTCTCCAGATCGAACATATGTCTTGTGTCCTTTGATAATTGGACGGGAGTGTTTTTATACTCATCACGAACGTAATCCTCAATATCGGGCTCAGCACTACTATCTGCTACTAATCCATACTTCACTGTCATCGTATTTGCTTTCCGCCCTTTAGCTTTGCCCTTTGACTGATTATTATCGTCCCTTGAAAGAAACTTGACAATGGCCACAATGCTTGCAGTAGATAGCGCAAGTGCCGCCAAAGCGATCAATATTTCCTTACCTGGTAAGTCAGCAATAAATTTATATGCCTTAGGCAACAACTGGATTTTCTTCTGTTCGATATTTGCTCGGATAACACTACATAATGAGGTTCGCACCATTGTGGGATACTTGACATGACTCTTAAGTTTTCGGTCGAGTAGATCAAAGTCTTCTACTCCCAGATGTTTCGGCTTTATGGCTAGGACATTTCCTTGAGACCAGCTAAAAACTTCATGAAGTGGGAACATAAACTCCACAAAATCCTCTGCACTCCCTTTCCTCAAACGAAGATATTCATCACCATTAAGATTATAATAATCCACGATCGATTTTAACTGATCGTTTTGTGGTCGCGACAACATAATGAGCTTTCCTCTAGTCTTCAAGCACACATCACCAAAGTCCATGTGAACATTGTTATCAGGCGATGATCGGCGAAATATGCTCATTAACCGGGGTAAGTCTCTAACGAGACTATCCTCATCTCGAATATCAAACTGAAACTCCTCAACAGGAAAGTCGTATGAAAAACGCGAGTGGACAGAATCTGGAATCTCAAGTTGTCCTGATGTGATAAGACGAAGAATACCAATTCCACCTCGATTAATTGCTATTGAAAATTCTTCGAGAGAAATGTTTGATACTTTTACATCTTCTGGTGTAGCTCGAGGAACTTGCTTTACTTCGACCACAGAAAAATCCAATGCAGCAGATAAGTGATCATGATATGCTTGATAGACCATTTCGAGCCATTGAGGTAACTTAATCTTCTGACCGCAATGATTAAATTCTCCTCTCTCCAACCGGAATTGAGACATTGTACTGTGGCAAAAGGTCCAATTATGTCCAAAGACCCAACCTTCTAATCCGATACGTCGAGCTATAGCTTCAACTGATGCAAAAGCGGTGGGAAGCTTATGGTAATACATGATTGTAGGCATAATTCCAACTTTATCCATCCACATAGACTTGGTCCATGTCATATTGTTAACAATAATGATAATTGATCCCTGCGGAAGTGAATTGTAAAACTCCACATATAGTTGAACTGTAGTTACTGGAGAGCTTGTTACGATAATATCATCAAGTACGAATATTGCTTTTTGTCGTTGTGGTTCTGAAAGTCCTTGTACTGAATTTATCCACACTGTTTTCATGCGTGTATAGACCTCAAGCTGATGACACACCTCATTTCTAAGCATGTATGTCTTTCCTGTTCCTGACCTTCCTGAAAGGTGAATAACATAGTGATTTGCATCCACTGACTCTCTTTTACTTGAAAATCATTATCTACATTCT